ATTTATTTTTTCTCTTATTTCATCAGACATTGGTGGAACATCTGGTGGTGGTAAATAAACTTGAGTTTCAATTCTTAATTTTGGACATTCCATCAATAATTTTTTAAATTGAATTAAATTTGGAGGTCTTTCAGGTAGATTTTCAAAAGCCCATCTGAAACAATCCCATTTTTCATGAAAAAAATTAAGCTCATTAGCCCAAAGTTCTTTGACTTCATGAATGTCATTTAATGCCCACATGGAATCCCAACTTGATCCATAGGTATTGGAAAGTCTTAAAAAAACCTTGTTTATAACTTCTATGGGTAGGCTCATTTCAGCTCCAATATGTCATTAGGGGTTATGTCAATAGTTGATCTTCTAGTTTTTCCTACCATTTCATCATGTCTAGCTTTTTTAATTTCTAAATCACTTTGGTAAAAAGATTTTTGTTTGTTTTTAGAAATGTCCTGTCTTCTTACCCAATTTCTCCAAGTTGCTGACCAATCAGTTTTACTTGCATCTTTAGGTTTAGAAATCCAATAATCTTTAAAAGATTCAGCTATTTTTTGTGGATCAAGGTCTGGTCTTTCTGATTTACAAAAATTGTAATCATCATCAGATAATTTCCAGTTTGGGGAAAGCCTTGAGGCTTTTGTCTTTATCTCTATCTCTCTCTCTTTCTCTTTCTCTAACTCTGTCTCTGTCTCTAGACTATCATGTTGATATAGTTTTGATATCACATTGATATCATCATGTATCAGCCAATGATTAAGTTTAGATAAGCAATCTTTAGTAGTCTTTAATGGCAATCTGAGTCTAAAACTAAGTGTTTTTAGCTCAGGTATATTTCCATCATCTTCAGAGGCAATAAGCCAAAGCATACAAAGAACTTTTGCAGACAAAGGATCAAGCTCATGCCAATCTATGTCATCCAAAAGGTCACGATACAGTTTGACCCAAGGTGGTTTCCTATCCTTGAAATGCTGAAATTTAGTCCAATTTTTTATTCTCATAAATGCTCCGCGTTACTCCCAGAAAAGAAACTAAGGCAGGAGGGGAGTACTCTTTTCGAAAGGGGGATCAATCCCTTTCTAGCCCAGTTTCAAAATATTCTAACCCATTAACTTACAAAAATTCCAGAACCTCTAATTTTGTTACATCTTTTGCAAACAGGCACAACTTCCAAAGGTTTGTTGTAATCCCTGTGGTCATAACATTTAGCTAATGCTCCACAATCAACACAAATTAAATTTTTTAATTCAGGCAAAACCCCATCCTTTATGGCTTTCTTAACCAAAAGACTGGCTTTTCTGCCTCCAGTTCTTTTTCCTTTTTCATCTGTACATTTAAAACAAAAAACTGCCCTAGAATCTCGCATTTCTATGTTTACATTACAAATTGCACAAAATTTAGCCATTTTTAGAATCTTGGTGTTTTATCAAACCACTCAGGTTTTAAAACTTTCAATTGCCAAATCCTGCCCTCTGGAATCTTTTTCCATTTGTGCACACTTTGTCTTTCCACTCCTAATAGTCTTGCTAACTTAGAAGCAGAACCAGCTAATTCAATTGCTCTTTGTTTTTCCATGTTGTAATTGTAAGACATAACTTACATAAAAGCAACACATTTAAATATTTTTTGTAAATTGTGGTTATTTAGTCAGATTTAGCTTACACTTTATTCATCAGCACAACAACTGATATTTTTAAATTAAGACTAAATTAAGGAAACATTATGAGCAATAGATCATTTTATGAACCAGATGGTGACTATGATGAAGACCCTGAATATGCAGAATTAAGGGCTAAAGATTTTTTTGAAAAACAATACAAAAGCCATTATTTTGCACATCCACACTGCCAAGACCCTGACCATCCAGGATGCCCAAATTGCGAACCAGAGGAATTTGAAGATGACAATTAAATTCAGAAAAGGGGATATTAATCCCACAACAAAAACATTTCCAAGAACACTAGCTGAGGCATTTCCTGAGCATCCAGAGCCAAACTTTGAACAAGAAGGCTTTGATAAGGAAGACAAAATGGTAATCATAGCCTGCTTTGTTATTGCATTTATTTTATTTATTTTATTTACATGGGGAACATTATGACTAATCAAGGTGGAAAGTTAATAGCAACAGCATTTGTAAAGGCACAGAAAGAGTTTGGACCAGCTCTGAAGTCCAGCACTAACCCACATTTCAAATCCAAATATGCAGACCTTTCAGCCTGTGTGGAGGCTGTTATTGATGCCTTAAATAATAATGGCATTGGCATGATGCAAAAGCTATATGAAAATGCAACTGGTGTGAGTGTAGAAACTATATTCCTGCATGAGTCTGGAGAGACTTTGGAGTGTGGTGTTTTGCATGTACCAGCAAGCAAACAAGACCCACAGGGTTATGGCAGTGCTTTGACCTATGCAAGACGCTACTCCCTGATGAGTGCCTGTGGCATTGCTCCAGAGGATGATGATGGCAATATGGCATCTAGAAAGCCAGAACCAAAATCTAATGTTAATGAATCTGAAATGGCTGATTGGTTAGAGGCAATAGCTCAAAGCCAAGATTTACCAGAATTGCAGAAAAACTTTGTTAAGGCTATTTCAGCTACTGATGGTGATAAACCTTGGCAACTCAAAGTAATTGCTGTAAAAGACAAAATGAAAAAGAAATTGGAGGCTAAATAATGGAAATAGAACAAGGCACAGATGAGTGGTTTCAGGCTAGACTTGGAAAGGTCACAGCATCTAGAGTTGCAGACATAGTAGCAAAGACCAAATCAGGCTATTCCACAAGTAGGGATAACTATATGGCTCAATTGCTGTGTGAGAGGCTTACAGGCAAGCCTGGTGAGTCTTTTAGCAACTCTGCTATGCAGTGGGGGACTGAGACTGAGCCACTGGCTAGGGCAAGCTATGAGGTCAAGTACAACTGCATGGTTAACCAAGTTGGATTTGTCCAACATCCCAGAATTGAGATGTCTGGTGCAAGTCCAGATGGTTTGGTTGATGGGGGATTGTTGGAGATTAAATGCCCAAACACAGCCACACACGTTGACACTTTGTTATCTGGCAAAGTGCCCAGCAAGTACATTACCCAAATGACATGGCAAATGGGTTGCACACAGACTAACTGGTGTGACTTTGTGAGCTATGACCCCAGGATGCCTGAGAATCTTCAACTTTTCTGCAAAAGAGTTGACTTAGATCAAGCATATTTGGCTGAATTAGAAACTGAAGTAATCCAGTTTTTAAAAGAGCTAGAAGATAAAGTAAATAAATTAAGGAACTTAAATGTCTAAAGTAATATCAGAATTGAGCACTATTGTTGGCACATACACAGACAGGGATGGCAACAAAAAGAACAAATATCATAGGCTTGGGTCTATTATTGACACACCACAGGGACATATGCTTAAGATAGACTCAATACCAGTTTGTGACCCTCCTTGGTCTGGCTGGGCATGGATTAATCCTCCAAAAGAAAGAACACTTAGCTTTGATAAAAAGGATGATGACATAGATTTTAAAGTTTTAGGAGGTGGTAAGGGTTAGCGCCTTGCTTGGATTTAGAGAATGGAAGTTGTACAAACACTGCTTTATGTGAGCCTCCCAATTTATATTTACATTAAGGAAAAATTATGAAACAAATTACGATTTTTGACCAAATAAATGAAATGTTTAACAGCTCTGGTTTATTAAGTAGGCACTTTGGCACTGAGTCCAAGATGTTAGTTAGGAGGACTGACCCAGAGACATCTAAAGCCTCAGCTAAGACTGTGGACACAACTAAGCTAGAGGCAATTGTCTATGAGGCTATTAAGTCTTTTGGGGAAAAAGGATGCATTTCTGATGAAGTGTTAGATATGTTCCCAAAGCATAGATATAGCTCAATTACTGCTAGGTATGCACCATTACTTAGAAAAGGCTTTGTAGAAGCTACTGGTGAGACTAGAAAAGGTAATTCTGGCAAGCAACAAAGAGTGATGAGGGCAATATGACTAAAGAAGAAAAATTAACTAAAGATTATGCGTTAGCAGTTGCACTTGAGGCACTTGTGTTGGCTAGGACTCTTTCAACTGGTAAAGCGAATGATCAATTCCATAATGCCATAGAAATTATTAAAAGAACATTTATAGAACAGCAAGGGGACAAGAATGAATAAAATAATTGCACTAAGAGAAGGAATGACAACTGTTGGAGATAACGCTTTAGAGCACATGGATGAATGGAAATCGGAAATGCTTACTAGCTCCAAAGTTGTGATTATTTTTAGCGATGAGTCAGGTGCTTACAACACCTATTCTGTTAACTGCAATATGGCTGAAGCCCTTGGCTATGCGACTCTTTCACAAGAAATGTTGCTCAATCAAATAAGATCACAATGATTAAAGATACAGCGGTACAGATACTTTTAGAACACTTTAGTGAGGGTATGGTGCGCACTATTGTTGATGCTATTGCTGAAGATGAACGTGAGGAATGTGCAAAGGTGTGTGATGCTATGGATAGCATAAGCGATTACTACACATTAAGGGTTGAGTTAGTTTGTGCTCAAGCTATTCGTGCAAGGGGACAAGAATGAAAACCAAAGAAGAAATTAAAGAAGAAATAATTGAGATGGCTTGTCAAGCATTTGGTGGAGTTATCAAAAAAGAAGAGCGTGATAATTTCATAAACTTTGCCAAATTGGTAGCAGAGCATGAGCGTGAGAAGTTTTGCGCTGTACTTCGGCAATTACATGATTCATATTCATTGACAAGCGATTCAAACGCCATCAGAGCAAGGGGACAAGAATGACTGAAGAATATACTTTTTATTCACCGCCAAAACATAATGTTAAATTTCGATATGGTAAAGAATCAGATACTGTTTTTCACATTTATATAAAAAATCCACCAAATGCTTTTCAAAGATGGTTGTTAAAAATATTGTTGGGTATTTATATGGAGTTGCAGAATGACTAAAGATACAGCGGTACAAATACTTTTAGAACACTTTAGTGAGGGTATGGTGCGCACTATTGTTGATGCTATTGCTGAAGATGAACGTGAGGAATGTGCAAAGTTGGCAGAAGAAGTTGGACTATATAAAAATGAATATGGAATTGCTAATGCTATTAGAGAAAGGGGACAAGAATGAAACATAAACACGCAGAATTAATCAAGGCATGGGCAGATGGTGCTCAAATTCAAATTAGAGATGATTTGGATGATATATGGTTAGATACTAATTCTCCCTCATGGGTTGCAGAATATCAATACAGAATAAAACCAGAACCTAAACCAGATATGGTTAGATATTTTGTATTGGATCAACAATCTGGAGATCTTTTACAAAACCCTTATCACAACGTAAGAGCAATATTCGATGGTGAAACAGGCAATCTTAAATCAGCAGAGGTGCTCTCAAGGGGACAAGAATGAATAAAGAAGAGCCTGTGGCATTTATTAATGTTGAACAACGCAAACTTGAGTGGGCTAAACCCATTGTTTGGGAAACTCCAACAGTAGTTAATTTGCCAAAAATACCTCTCTACACAACACCACAACAAGGATGTGCTGAATGTGGAAATGGTGGTGGTTATGCGCTGTATTGCTTATCATGTGCTGAAAAGTTTATAGGTAATAAAGAATGGGTAGGGTTGACTACTGACCAAATGATGGCAATAGCAGAGTGGCAGATAAGTGCCCATAGACCTTTGATTGACGTCATAAAAGCGGTGGAACAAGCATTAAAGGAGAAAAATACATGAAACACAAACACGCAGACTTAATAATTGCTTGGGCAAATGGTGCTGAGATTGAATACTTTAATGGGATAAATCATGAATGGAGAACTTTTGTAAAAGATCATAATGTATGGTATGAAGACTGGGAATACAGAATAAAACCTGAAGAAAAGACTGATTTTGCAGTTTCAGCTAATGTGGTGTTTAAATTAGGACTTAATGGAGATTATTTAGAGTTTTCCAAGACTGGGAAACATAATATTGAATTTGTATTTGATGGCACAACCCAGAAACTGAAAGCAACCAGACCATATAAAAATGATTGAACTATTAACCCAAAGAAAACTCCAACTCCAGGCACTTTACAAAAAATGTCCAGACATACAAATTGTTTACAGGCTCAGAGAAATTGAGCTAATGACTAAAAGATACAAAAAATTGTTAGAAATTGAGATAGATGCCAGTGGTTTTAGACCTGAATTGGAGGAGTTGGCAAAGGATTTAAATGGCTGATTCACTCATAATATCTGCACTTTTATTCATTGGGGCATCCATTTTTGCCACTGTTGTTTGGTGTTTTTTGATGTATATAATCTGGGAGGAGGAAGATCAAAAGCTCAAAAAAGCTATCCAAAACAACAAAATTCACTTGACAAGAGATAGTGATTTGGGATAATTGAGACTCCAATTTTTAACTTGCAAGGAACAAAAAATGGGATATTATGGAATGGAAAAAGAGCCTAAAGGGGCTAAGTCATCAGATTCAACTGGTGAAAAAAAGATGGGGCCGAAGTCTTTTGACAAAATGACTGGACCAAACAGCATGAAGGGCACAAAAGGCATGTCTGGAGAAAAGATGCCCAAGGGTGCTGATTCTGCTGACTCCACTGGTGAGATCAAAAGACCTCTAAATGGTGGCGTTGCAATCGGCAAGGCTGACAGCATTGGTGCTAGAGACATGAGCCACATGGGTAAAGTAGATGGTAGAACTGGTGAATTTAACACTGGCTCAAAAGAGTCTGAGTGCTATGTTCATGAGAGAACACCACATATT